TAATATCGCTCCTGCTGGCCTGGGCCGCCGCCTGGGCCAGGCGGGACCTGCTAATGGATAACTGCTCCCGCTGGTAAGGCGTCGGGCCGTACTGGTATGGTACTAAGGCATTAGCCGTGGGATACTGGTACGGCAACATCTCGGCCGGCGTAGGCCCATAGACATACGGAACCAGGGCATTTGCCGTCGGGTACCGGTAGGGCAGCATAGCCTTTTCCATTTCCGCCGTCGGCAACCCCGCCTGGGTCATCAGGCTTTCCGTCAGCAGGCCGGATTCCCCGCCGGAAGGCCACCCTGCCGCTGCCCTGGCCTGCTCCGCAACTTGATGCCAGTAATCCATAGCCGCCTGGTCGCCGGCCTTGTTCGCTTCTCCCCACATCCTCTGGGCATAGCGGATAGTAGCCGAAGGGTCGCCGGGATACATGGCCGGTACTGTCCCGGTATATTGCGCCTGTTGCTCCCAGCTGGGATAAAAATACTTATACTGCTCCCAGGCCAGCTCCTGGGCTCTCTGCTGCTGTTCCAGTATTTGTCTCTGCGCCTCCATAGCCGCATTAATCAAATCACTTAGAGCCTGCTGTCGCCGCTGGGCCGCCGCTTCGGCCAGACGGATTTGTTCCGCGCCGAACTGCGACGTGGCCTGTATCCTGGCCTGCCCCAGGTTCATCAAAGCCTGGTTCAACTGGTTCTGCAGGTCGGACAGCCTGGCGGCCAGTAGTCTTTGTTGTTCGGTAAGCAATCCCTGGTTCAGCCGGTTTTCCATCTCCAGCCAGATGCCGGACTGGAGCAGGCCGCGCCGGGACATCTCTTCCATCAAATTTTCCCGCTGGCGCTGGACGGTTTCTTTCAGACTTGCCAGGGCCGCCTGGGTGGCAGGGTCTACGCCCTGGCCCAGTTGGTTGAAACGCTGGATTAAAGACTGCTCCGTAGAATTGATCATGTCCATAATTTGGTTATAAGCCTGAGATACGATAGGAGCAGTTTCGGCGTCAACCCCCTGTGCAATACGCTGGAGCTCGTTAATATAAGGAGCAATGACAGCATTAAGCTGAGCCGTTAAATCTACTGGCTGCTGAATATAAGGTAGCGGCGGCATTGGCTGCACTGCATTTCCGCCTGCAACCTGCTGCGCCGCCTGTCCCAGGCCACCGCTGGCTAAATTTAGCGAAGTTCCCAAAGCGGGATTAACCGCCCCGGCGATACTACCCAACGCGCCCAAACCAACGCCGGCCAACCCCAATATGGTACCCAAATCAAGGCTCCTGGAGGTCCCGGCGCTGCCCATTTCTGGCAGGGTATATCCAACCCTGGCCGCGTCGGCCCGCAACCTGTTCTGGAGATCTATATCGCCAGAACGGACCGCTTCCTGGTAACGCTGCTGCTGACTGCGGATATAGGCAGAGCTACCGCCGGGATAAGTCTGATCAAGGTAAGCCCGATGTTCATTGTAGGAAGTGCCGCCGGAACCGCCGGAAGAACCTCCCGTAGCAGTACCCCCACTACTGACTTCCGGCAGCGAATATCCCACCCTGGCCGCATCAGCCCGCAGTCTATTCTGCAGGTCTACATTACCCGTCCTTACCGCTTCCTGGTACCGTTGCTGCTGGCTGCGGATGTAAGCGGAGCTACCTCCAGGGAAAGTTTGATCCAGGTAGCTCCTGTGTTCATTATATGAACTACCGCCGCCGCCCGAACTGCTGCTTCTGCTTGAACCGCTACTGCTGCTTCTGCTCCTGCTGGCCGCCGCTGCCCCGGCCAGGGCGCTCAAAGCGCTGGCTAATCCCCACAAAGCCATCTTCCATTCCCCCTATTATGGAACATAAATCAACCTTGCCCCTGCGAAGCTCGCCGCATAGGAAGCGTTGTTCGTCCTTATCGCGAACCATATATTCTGCGCCGTGGCCGGCATGGCCAACGGCGACGCACTCCTAACCCGTGTCAAAGCGGTTGAGCTGGTTTCTACGCTGCCAATATCGGTGTTGCTTTTCAGGGTTACGATCGCCTTCGCCGCCGCGTTGGCCGTAGCAATGCTGGCCTCCAGGTACCAGCTACCCCCGGGGAACTTGTTTGGGTCCCAGGCGAAGTAAGGCCCTATGTTAACATCGGTTGTGCTAGTCGTGGTGGCTACAGGTATTGCCGAAACAGGAAAAACCTCAAACTCGGCCCACTTCAGTTTCTTTAGAGGCGTGCTCAGGTCGCCCAGTTTCGAGCCGCCGTCAATAGAACTGTCCTGGATGGCATTGCCGTGGAGAGTGCCTACCTTGATAATGCTGCCGCTGATGCCATTCTTAAAGTTGTTCTCGTCCAGGAAGTTGACGGCATCTTCTATGCGCTTCAGAATTTGGAAGATTATCCTGGCCGAATACTCCTTCAGCGCCGGGCCGGTATCAAGCCATCCCATAGTTATCAACTCCAGATAGTAGGCTTAACTAGGGTCGGCATGCTCTCGATGTAAACCGTCTGGATGCCTACAGGGTTGTCCAGGACTTGCTGCTGTATCCTTATCCCCAGGCGGTGCCCGGCAATCACTCCCACCTTGCTGGCCAGGACCAGGAGAGTGTGGATGAGGCCGTCGGTATCTGCCGGGACGTTGACCGTCATAGTCCCGGTTTCCTTGCCGTCCACAATGAAGCTGATGGTGAGGGTCGCCGCCAGGGCCGCCGGTTTAACCTGGAGGTAAACTTTGTTCCAGCGCTTTAAAACTTCAGGAGCACCGAAAGCGAACTCCTTGCTCCTGTACTCGGCGGTATACGCCTGGCCGGCGTTGTTGTAGCCGGCGTTAATCCTCTTTACCTGGCCTGTGTCGGAGCAGCCGAAGTAGGAGTTTATCTCCCCAGCCTCCCAGAAGTCCGTCCAACAGGAGACGTTCCAGCCGGTAAACACCCCGGCGAAGGCCTGCCGCAGGGCGTCGTAGACAATCACCAGGTTGTTCCGCTGGCTGGTGCCGTTGGGTACGGCCACATAGAGCTTATGTTCGGCGAACCAGCTCGCCACTAAATTTAATCGCCGCTTATTCAGCCCGGCCCAGGTCTGCCGCATCCGCTCGCTAATCAGGACCGGCTGGGTAAAGTCGCTGAAGTAAATGCCGTCGTCGCTGATGAAGCAGAGCATCTGGTTAATGATGCAAAGGGATCTGGACGCATAGGCCCCTTTATCGGCATGGATACGGCGCACCCGGAAGGTGTTGATGCCCTCGCCGGTAAGCATCCACATGGAGTGCTGCTTGCTGATAATCAGGTAGTCGCCGTAGACCAGCAGGCCGGTTATAACGTCACCGTCTTGCGGCATGATGTCGATAAAGTTCAGCACCGGCCAGGAGTCGATGTTCAGAAGGTCGGAGAAATAAAGCCGCGAACCCCTTGCCAGCCAGAGGCGGTTCTTGTGGGCGGCCACATAGCTGGCATGGGGAGGACTGCCGCCAATCAGGGCCAAAGTGGCGCCATCGTATTTCCGAGGGGCATCCAGGCCGTTAACTACGGCCAGGTAGTCAGTCAACTGTCCGAAGAAAAACTGCCCCCCTGCCGTAAAGTCGCTGGCCAGCAAAGTAACGCTGGCCTGGCCGTCAAAGCTCACCACCAGCTTATCCACCGCCGGGTCATCATCACCGCTCCGGGTCATAATAAGTCTTACCTGGATATAATTATCCGGCGTATGCTGCAAAGTACCGTCTGATAGGGCATTCACCCAATCCCTCCACGGCCCAGCAGGAGCCGGAGCGCTGCGGGACTGGATAGAAACCGAACTGCCGCCGGGAATATCGGCAATCAGGGCCGCGTGGCCAGAAGCCTTATCGGTGGCGTTGCTGGCATCGATTACCGGGGAGGTCCAGGCAGAGGTAGCCTGGACAGTTAGGTTGCCGTCGAAGTTTAGCTTATACGTCGTATCCGCATCCACCGGCAACGGCTGCCCGCTCTGGTACGCCGCCGCTATCTCCTCATCCGTCCTAGCAATGCTGGAAATGCGGAGGTCGTCGATGAGGGCGTCGGCTTGCCGCCCACCCCTGGAAGAACAACCAATAAAGATTTCTTGATATGGAAATGAAGGATTAAGTGCACCAATAGAAATTGACGCAGCCAAAGTACCATTTATAAACAGTTTCAACGAATCATTAGCCTTCCACGTAACCGCTATGGCTGTCCACGTGTCTTTGGCGCTAAACGCCGTACTAACAACGTAGACACCTGTTCCATAACCCCAACCTACATACAAGTTTCCATTATCATACCAGATGTTGTAAGAGTTTTGGTCTTCGGTTACACTTACATACCTACTACCGCCTATTCCAATGTACATATTCCTAGAAAGAGCATACGGGTTTAACCAGCACTCCACCGTCCCCTCCTGCGGGTTTAGCACCCCCGCCGTGGGGATGGTCAGGATTTCGGGGGAGCGGGTGGAGTCGATAAAGGAGGTGGCGTAGGGTTTCTGTTCAAGCTGAAGATTATCAATGTATAACCAATCAGATGTCGTGCCACCAAAATTAAATTCTTCAATCCTAACCCGTCCTGTTTGGGTAGTTGAAACAGTAAAACTCCATGTGTATAAAGTCCAGTCCATGTTGGCGGGCACAGATTTTCGTTGCAATCCACCAGCACCAAAGTCCAGGCCATAAATATTGACCTCCCCAGGCATTGAAGTGGGGTTCTTAATTCGAGCAGAAATTGTATAGGTTTCACCGGCATTGAAAGTCCTGGAATTACACAAGTATACTCCATTCCAGTTCTCTGACATGCGTAGGCGGTGCGAATATGAACCCCAGTATTTATAGACGTTCGTGCGTTCGGCATAACCTTTATATAACGCCGTTCCGCTTTCTGCTCCCCCGTCAGGCGTTAAGTTCGTCGTCCCCTCCTCTACCAGAATGCCCGATCCGAACCGCCCCGTCTCATACCTCGGCACATTGGCCGCAACCTGAGAGCCGTTTTGCTTATAGGCGACACTGTTGCGGCTGAATACCGCCGCAAGGGCGTTTATCTCCACGTCGTCCACCCACATGGTAGCCGCAGTGCTGCCTGCATTTTGTACCTGCACCTTGGCAACCTTGGTCTGGGCAGCATTGGCGGTATCCTTCATGGTCAGGCCATCCGGCGTCAAGCCCTGGCCGTCGATGCTCACCCAGAAGGTGCCGCCGCTAACCCATACCTCTACCACGTACCAGGTATTGGCGACGTAGGTTTTATCCGTAGGGAAGTTTGCCAGGGCGCTGCCGTTGTGGTACTTGAAATGCCCATCAGAAGCCGCTACTACGGCCTGGATTTGCGATCCGGAAGGAGAAAGCAGGATAACCGGGTAATGCGCCTGGTTCGTCTCGGCAAAGCGGCAGGCCAACTTGACGTAAAGCTGAGAAACATCGAAACCCAGTTCCCGGATAAGCTTCTGATTGGTGCCGGTTCCTTTGGCGGATTTAGTCCCGGTCTTATAGACGGTATCATCGATAGTCCAGCCGGAATCTCTGGTGTGGAAGTCGGCCCAATAGCCGTCCTCAAACCCGGTAGAAATTATCATGGGCCATATCTTGCCGTCAGAAGTGGCGACAGCGGCCTGGTACCGGCCGCTGTTAAACTCGCCCTGGGTGTCGTAGGAATTAACCAGGTGAGGGGTATCGACGTAGAGCTTGCCGTCCTCGGTTCCGATGAGCAGCCGGGTGGTGCCGTCGGACTTGTAGAAAGGCCCCATCCCGGCGACGGGGGAATTGCCGAAAGGCGAAGCATAGCGGTCCGCGACGCCCTTGGCCGGGAACAGAGTCCCCTTCTCGTCCAGGGTATAGTTCTGGAGCAGGACGCTTTCATTATCGTTGAGCAGGGCCGGGTTGACGGCATTGTTCATGCCGCCGGACCAGTCGAATATGCGTTCCGGTTCGCCGACAGCGGTTTTCTTCTTCGCCATTTACCTCACCTGACCACCAAAACTTGAGCCGGCCGCCTGCGGTACTTCCTTTCTTCTTCCCTGGCCCAGGCAGCCATATGGGCAATAAACTTTTGCTGCCAGACCTGGGCCAGGGGGGAGCCGTCGAAGTCCAATGCCTGCCACATGGCGTAGGCAATGAGGATGCCGTCCACGTTTTGCGGTTCCGGGACGTCGGTATCGTTGACCAGGACCGGGAACTTTTTAAAGTAGACCAGGGTCAGGGTGCCACCAACCTCCGGGATGGGCCGCAGGTAAATGCCGTCCTCCAGCAGCCAGTATTCTTCCGGGGACCCGGTGGCGTCGTCCAGGGGATAAGGTTCCTCGGCCCTGGCAAGCTCGTATCGGTCCGTACCGCCGCTATCCCTCCACTGCGGCGGGCCATCAAGGCTGATCATGTCTGCCGGCAAAGGCTTGCTCTGCTCGCCGGCCAGGAAGGAAAGTTCGGTCTTTTTGCGCCGCATGGCGCTCCTGGACACTTCCAGCAGAGCCTCATTGAAAAAACGGTTTAAATCTTCGTTACTCCACCGGGAAGCAGAGGGATCCGCCTGATCGAACAATATTCGCCTTACCGTAGCGCGAAGGGTTGCCAGGTCCATACTAATCCAGCTCCTGCATAATCATGTCAACGATGCGTTCAATTGGCCGGTCCTGCAAAGGGAAGTTCGGCTCAAACTCCACCGTCACCCTGGGGGCTTTCCGCAGTTCTTCCTGCCCCTCGGGCGAATTAAAATAGGCAATCAGCTCGTCGCGGATTGCCTTTTTAGCGTCATGCTTGCTTTTAGCTTTGGCTTTGTGTTTCCTGGCTATCTCGAATAATTTATCCCGTTTCAAGGCAGCCACCCCTATGCCGTAAATCCTACCAGGTTTACTTTGCCCAGGACGCCGGCAGTACCGCTGGCCGCCAGCTCGGCGCTCACGGCATTGCCGTTAGTCCCTTTGAGGGGAACCGGGAAAGAGATATTATCGGCATTGACGATGTACTGCTCAAAAATTACCGTAGCCCCGTCTTTTATCTGGAGCAGGCCGGTTTTGGCCGAACCGTAGCTGGCCGCCACGGAAGTAATGTAATGCGATTTGCCTGCTACAGCCGGGACTGAGGCTACCGCCAGGGCATTGTCGGCGCTGGCGGTAACTTTAAAACTATTGAGATACTTATTTTCTTCAATGGAGGCCAGGGAGGCCATCCTTACCACCCCCAGGCCAGGAAGGCTATGCCTGTCAATGCGGACAGGTTAGTCGCGGCAGGAACCTCCACCGCCGGGCCGGCAGAAGCAGCGGCATAATCAAACTGGTATGCCTTAACCTTTTTGTTTGCCCGGTCATACTCGAACATATAGCCGCCTTTATTTTCTATTACCATGCCCTTTACTTCGGTTAACGGCAGGTTGATTGCCTCGCCACCGGTCGTGTAGCTGTTGCTCATGCTGATGGTCCCGGTTACCAGCCGCAGGCCGAACAGCCGCCTGGTCTGCACCCGGTCAATGTTTAAGGTTGCCATTTACTTCGCCTCCAGTTTTTTGACTATCTCATTTATAATCTCTTTCTTCGCCAGATCAACAGCCCGCTGTGCCATGGCCACCACAAACCATTTTTCAGCTTTTTCATCGGCCAGGTGAGTATCGTCAAGTTCCAGGTTGGCCCGGCCCCACTGCATTATTTCTTCCTTCCACGGCTCGGCCACAGAAGATGCCTCCTTAATTTGCAGGTATTTCTTCACGCCGCCGGCAATTGCCTCGGCGCACTTTGCCTGGAAAATACCGTCGGCCAGGAACTTTTCTTCCTCCGGGTTGCTGATGAAGCCCAGTTCTACCAGGACGGCCGGCATGGCCGTCTTTCGTAAGACGTAGAAATTGGCTTCCTTATCGCTGTCGCCATCGGTCATGTCCTTCCGGACTGGCATATTCGGGAAGGCCGCTTCCCAGGCCCGGACAATTTCCTCCGCCAGTTTATCAGCAGGGCCGTCGCCGGGGAGAGTATAGACCTCCATTCCCCGCGCCGCCGGGTTGTCGGCGCTGTTGCAGTGGATGGAGATAAACAAATCGGCCTTGACCGAATTGGCCTGGTCGCACCTGGCCTGCAGGTCGGCCTTCTCTGTAGGGCCTAATTCCTTATTAAACCATCGCGTCATGTAAACTTCGGCGAAAGGCGAAAGGTACGCCGCCAGGTGTTTGCAGACGTTCAGAGCAACGTCGCTTTCTTTTAGGCCGGTAGGGCCTACGGCTCCCGGGTCCCGGCCGCCGTGCCCCGGGTCGAGCATAATTTTAGGCCTGGCCATCCTCCTGCACCTCTGCCTCATTGTTTACTTTATGAAACTTTTCCAGATGCACTGCCAGGGCTTCCTTAGTCTTAAACGTCCGCTTGCACTCCGGGCAGATGCAAATATCTACGGTAATTCCCCGCCGCGTCGGGTTCTCAATCTCGGTCAGGGTAACTCCATAGTCGGGGTGTTCTCGCAGGTAGGAGATAATCTGCTCATCCTTCGTCACCAATCGCCCATTGTGGAACCGGGCATACTTATCGCTTTCCGGCACTTTGTAGGTAATCCCCTGATAAGTAGAAATAAACTCGGCATGAGGCATATTCTCACTCTCCCATAAAAGATAAAAAAGAACTAGGGCGATAACTTCGCCCTAGTTCGTGGCGTTCTTGATGGTCATATGGGCTTTTTCAACCCGCATCTCCAGGCCGGCTTCCGTCAGGTACTCGTCCAGGAAGCCGTCAATGCCCGGATTGTGGATGTTCCGGCGCAGGGTGGTATCCCGCAGCACCCGGTAGAAAATATACTTCATATCGACAATGAAGCTGTGGTAAGCGTAGTAATTCTCAAGCATCCTGGACGGCGCGATAACTAAGCGGCCGTGCGGGGAAACGTACTCCATCAGGTCCAGCCCGTACTCTTTGGCGCCCTGGGAAACCTGGAGCTTTTCCTTGGCGAAGCCGCTCAGGATAGAAACCATCCTGGTCGAGGCAATAAGCACCTTTGTCTTGGAGCCATACTTGAAAACCCGCTCGCATACCTCGGTATCAAATTCGCTCTCCGTCAAAGTTCCGCCGGCATCGTAGACGTTGGTCACGATAAACTTCTCTACGCCCCGGCTCATGCGGCGCTTGTTGGTGACATCCTCTTTACGCTCACCGAAAAGCAGCTGCCGCTCCAGGGCCAGGCGGTGGTCAATGCCCTTATCCCTGGTCAGCCGGGCACGTTCCTGCTCATTGGTAATCTGCTGCTCAGCAAGGACCGTACCAGAACCGCCGAAAGGCGTGCGCTGGATGCCGCAGTAGTTGTAAACCTTGATTGGCTGGAGGATTTTTTCCTGCGGCACGTCGGAACGCTCTTCCATGGCGTTACCTAACTGGATCAGGTAATCGTTATCCTGGATGGCCGCCGCCGCTGTCTCGCCGTAGCCGCGAACAACTGTGATGGTATTCGTGGCCGTATTAACAGCGGTGACAAACATAATTTCGCCGGTGCGCGGGACTTTAACAATGTCCTTCGGGGCGAAGATAGTGGCATCATCAACAACAAGGTTGGTATCAGTATTTGTATACCCAGCCGCATTGTTGATCTGGGTCCAGTAGCCGTAAACATCTTCTTCCCACCAGTAGAATTCAGCGGTCCTGGTGGCCTTTTTCCTGGCCTGCATGAGCATCACAGTCCAGGGGGTTTCATCGGGCATATACCGGGCAATTTCTTTGCTTACATCAATATCCCGGCGTTGAAAGTCAAGGTCAAAGGTCAAAACGGCCATTGGTCACCACTCCTTAGTAATCGAACATTCTCCTCTTTCCGCCATCGCCGAAGATGGCTTTCTTCAGCTTTTCTTCTTCGCTCTCCGGCTGCGGTTGGCCTGGCCGGGCCGTACTTCCCGGCGCTGCCGCCGCCGCTTTGGCAGCCGCCGCCTGGGCCGCAGCCTCGGCATTTATCTTCCTGGCCACTGCGGTCTGCTGTTTCAACAGCCGGGCATACACCCTGTATGGCCAGTTCGGCCTTACGTTACCTTTAGCGTCGTAGACCAGATCCGGCTCGGCTTGCACCAGCTTGGCCATCTCGGCCTCAAGCTCTTTCGCCTCCGGGTTCTCGGCAAAAAACTCCTGGACGTGCTGCTCCAGGATGTTCTGCCGGACGATAGGCTCGATGACCGGCATGATCTGGCGGATTTTGGCTTCCGTCTTTTCCTCGGTAAGCCGGTCAATAAGCTGAAGCAAGAGGGTCGGGTCCTCGTCTACAACTGCCGCGTTGATTGTTTTCTTTACATAAGCCTGGAACTCTTCCTGTTGCTTCTTGGTCATGTCCAGCGCCGTCGCCTGTTGAAGCTGCTGGAGCTGCTGCTGCAGTTGTTCCAGTTGGCGCCGGTATTGAGCCGCCTCCTGGGCCTTCTGGGTCATAAACTTCTGGCTTTCCAGGTAGGCTTTTTCGAGTTCCTCGTCGCTGTCAAACTTGCCGGCATACTTTTTAGCCGGCTTCTGCTCAGGTTCCGGTTTCTCTGCTTCAGGTTCCGGTTGTCCCGTTTCCGGGGCCGGGGTTATATTTTGCTTGGTTTCTGGTTCATTGCTGGCGGCCTCGCCGAAGATTTTTGCAGCGAGGTTGTCGCCTTCTAATTTGCCCATGGTTATGCCTCCTTAGATTTCTGCATATATTCCCAGATGCGCGTTTCCGGGTAATCGAGTATAGCTTTATAAGCCTGCAGCTTCCCCTGGACCAGCGCAACTTCGGCCAGACTGCCGAAGGTCTTGCGCTCCAGGTCGGTAAGGCAGGCTTTTATCTGGCTTTCAGCATACTGCCTAACTAACTGCCAACCAGGCGATTTAATCAGGTGTTCCAAATCAAGGCGTTGCTGGTCCGTTATCATGGCTTTCCTCCGCTTTCTTCCTCAATTGTTCTAAGGCGGCCTGTAATTGCGAAGGTATCGGAACTCCCAGCCTGCCCAGATTTTCAAGTATGCTCAACCCCTCGTTGGCAAGATAGAAGAATATGGCCAAACTCCTGAATATCTGGGTTCCGGCCGAAACGTCCAGCCAGTATCCCACGGCCACCGGGACAAAGAGGAAAATCTTTTTGGTGATGCCCCAGAAGCCCACGTTGCTGTCCAGCTTCTTTTCGTAGTAGGCGGCCGTGACGCCGGTGATGTAATCGAGGATGACGAAGATGACAAGAACTTGCAGCGCCACGTCCCAGCCCCCCAGGAAGCCGACCAGCAGGCCGCCTATTGTCGCCAGAACATACCTGCCCCACTCTACAGCCTTATCCATTTTTTCTCCCCCTCGCCGCCATTTTTGCCATGCGTTTAGCCCCATACTTTTTGCGGCCGATCCAGGCCGCCAGGGCCGCAGGATTTTTGGCCCCTTTAGCCGCAAGCGCTTTCGTCAGCGCCTTAAACCGGCTGCCTTCTCCAGGCTTACTGCTTGCTTTTACCTTTTCGTAAGCCTTTGCCGCCGCCTTTGCCAGCGCCCCGCCCTTTTTTCTTGCCATTTTGCTTCACCTTCTCCGGCAAATTTTTTATGTTCGGCGTTTCCCTGGCCCATCTTTCCGCCGTCCCTTTCGGCAGTTCACCCCTTTTCTCCATAGCGAAAAAGGCCCGCATCTGGGCCTTGCTTTTATACGGCACCCTGGCCACCTCCCTGCATGGCCTGGCCGGCTATGGTGGCTAAAATCTGTTGCGGCGTTCCTGGCATTTCGGCGCTTGATTGTCCAGGCACCGCTTGCCCTGGACCCTGCCCCATCATGGCCTGCTCCTTCGGTATAAGCAGCTTTTCGGCTCCCCGGATTCCGTAGGCATCCAGGACCAGCTTAAGCAGCTCCCATTGGTCAATATATTGATTGCCCTGGACTATCTTCAGCAGTTCCAGCACCTGCTGCCGCCGGATTTCTCGGTTCGCCGTCACGTCCAGGTTGCTGCTGGCCGGTCGATACAAATGATGGCCCCGTAGTTCCTCCGGCGTGACTACCTTCCACTCGTCCTCAATGCGGAAGATACGCGGTCCGTCGATAAACTGCTGGTTGTTCATGTCCAGCATGATAGCCAGCCGCTCCAGAACCGTTTCATAGAGCATTACCTTAA